GATTCTAATGATTGAGGATGACCATCAAGAAAAACTATTGTCTGAAGTCGTCCCTCTGATTAGAGAGTACATGGAAGAGATGAAGAACAAACACCCCGAACTAAAACAAGCTGTCTTTAAAGCATAGGAGAGAACACATGAGCGCAACACTTGTACTTACATTAAGTTTTTTAACTGTCGATACCAACATCGACAAGAAAGGACGCACAACGAGCCATGAAACCATAGCCTACACTACCAGTGTAATCCCCTATGACAGCATGACGGCTTGCAACAATGCTAAGGAGGAATGGAATCTTGCAATAGGGGCTTATCAGATGAGTAAAAGACCTACTCGTATTATCACAGCAGTATGTAACGACTCAGCTACGGGAGTGGTGCAATGAAAACCATGACGGTTAAACAGTTTACGAAGAAGACAGGGATGTCGCAAGCTACGCTCAGAAGGAAGTTAATCGCTCTCAATGCTTCTCCTGTTGGAGTAGATACCTATGGGAAGATGTCATGGCTATGGGCACTAGACGATTTAGAAAAAGCGTTATCGCTGGTAAATACTTATTTGTCCCCTCGTGGACGTCCTAAAAAATTGTGGTGATTGATATGAAAGATGAAAACTTTATTTGGGTTGCAGTGGCAATCTTTTTAGCAGGTATACTAGCAGGTACACTCACAGTCTGCGCATTGCACAGACACTACCATGAAATCATTAAGACAAACATCGGTGAGTTCATGCTACGAGACGGTAAGATGTATGGGGTATATGAGTTAACCCGCGATGTGCAAGGTAACATGGTGACGAAATGATTACGCTAGATATGGAAACGTATTACAGCAAGACCTACAGCTTATCTAAGCTAACCACTGAAGAGTATGTAAACGGTGATGAGTTTGAGGTGATTGGTGTAGGCATCAAGGTAGACGATAAACCTACTATCTTTTACACAGGAACTAAGGAGGAGCTTAAGGCGTACCTAGACTTATACGATATACCTAATCAAATCCTGCTGTGCCATAACACATTCTTTGATGCAACGATTCTATCAGAGTATTTTGGTATCACGGCTAAGAGGTATATAGACACCCTGTCTATGGCTCGTGCAATACATGGCATATCAGTAGGCGGTAGCCTAGCTAAACTAGTAGAGTATTATGAACTAGGGGCGAAGGGTACGGAGGTAGTAAACGCATTGGGTAAACACCTCAAAGACTTTACTGAGGAAGAGCTTGCAAGGTATGGTGAATACTGTGTGAACGATGTGGAGGTTACGTATAAGCTATTCCATGCACTGATGCCGCACTTCAACACACAGGAGCTATCGCTAATTGATATTACTATTAAGATGGCAACAAACCCTACGCTAACTATCGACCTGCCTATGCTGGAGTCCTACCTGCATGAAGTACGCACAAAGAAGGAAGACTTACTGAGTCGAGTGGTTGCCGATAAGAAAGAGTTGATGAGTAACCCTAAGTTCGCGGCACTGCTTGAGAGCTACGGGGTTGATGTACCAATGAAAGTATCACCTACTACAGGAAAACTAACGTATGCCTTCGCAAAGACTGATGACGGACTCAAAGACTTACTCGAACATGAGAACCCAGATGTGCAGGTACTGGTCGCAACGCGACTTGGTGTTAAGAGTACAATCGAAGAAACACGGACTGAACGCTTTATTGGAATCGCTAAACGAACTAATTACTTACCCATACCGCTAAACTATTATGGTGCGGCAACAGGCAGGTGGTCAGCAGGTGGTGGGCAGAAGGTAAATTTCCAGAACTTACCAAGAGATAGCACACTTAAGAAGTCTATTATTGCACCTGATGGTATGGTCGTAGTAGGGGCTGACTTATCTAACATTGAACTGCGTGTGGGTCTTTGGGTATGTGATGAGATGGAGGCTCTCAAGTCACTAGGTGATGGTCGGGATTTGTATAAGGAGTTTGCATCCCTTGCGTTTAACGTGCCATACGAGGAGGTAACTAAGGCACAGCGGTTTATCGGTAAAACTTGTCTTGCCAAGGGAACTCCTGTACTATGTGAATCGGGGTGGAAACCTATAGAAAAAGTTTCCATAAATGATAGGGTATGGGATGGGGAGGAATGGGTATGCCACCTAGGATTAGTTACGAACGGTTTGAAAGAAACGCTAGAGATTTGCGGGATTTGGTTAACTCCAGATCACCTAGTGTGGTCAGGACAGAAGTGGGTACGAGCAGATCAGGTGGGTTCAACAGAGTGCGACCTATCCCAAGTATTGGATGCAGGGTCGGAAAAATTACCGTTACAGGGTACGTGTTGGGGGCAAAAGGGGGACTCAAAGCCCTCATTGTTAAATGTGATTGTGGGTTTCCTGAATACACGTTGGACCAGCATAACTTCAAAGAGTTTAAGACTACTAGATGCTTTAAGTGCGCTCGTAAAGCAGGGGCTACAAAAAGATATTGGAACTACATTAGTAGTATGCCAGACGATGACCATAGGGCTAGGCTACTTAATAGGCTATGTGCAGCAATTACTAGATGTCATACACCCTCTAATGGGTCGTACAAATCGTATGGGGCAAGAGGAATTACTGTATGTGATGAGTGGCGTAATGACAAAGGGGAATTCCTTAAGTATGTACAGACCTTGGAAGGATGGGACATCCCAGAGTACGATATGGACAGGAGAGACAACAATAGAGGGTACGAGCCGGGGAATATTAGGTTCGTCTCAAGGAGCGACAATAACAGAAACAAACGAAGGGTCAATGACCTCGAAGATGAGGTTACCCGTCTACGACTTGAACTCAGTAGGTACGAGAAATAGATTTACAGTACTTACAAATAGAGGTCCTATAATTGTCCATAACTGCCAGCTCGGGCTTATCTTTGGTGTAGGACATTCTAAACTCCAAAACTCTATAAAATCACAGTCAGGTACTGACTTAGGTGAGGCAGAGGCGAAGCGCATCGTAGACCTCTACCGCAATACATACACAGGGGTGACAGCGTTTTGGAAGACGTGTAGTAGTGCTATTAAGGCAATCGCTGACGATGGTACGTTTACATTTGGTCGCAATGGTTTGTATATAGTAGATGGTAAGCGTGGTGTGAAGTTCCCGTCTGGTCTATATATGCAGTACCCACAGCTTGAGAATGTGATAGACGAATCGTCTGGCGAGAAGGGTTACAAGTATAAACTGCGCAATGGATATGATAGACTTTACGGCGGTAAGTTAACAAACAATCTGGTGCAAGGTACGGCACGATGCATCATGTCAGAGGCTATGGTTCGCATAGCTAAGAGGTATCAAATCGCGCTGTCTATTCATGACGCGCTGTATATAGTTGTGCCAGAGGATGAGGCGCAGGAAGCCTTAGACTTTTTAATTGAAGAGATGTGCAGACCACCAGAGTGGATGCAAGGTATACCACTAGCGGCTGAGGGCGGCTGGGGTAGAAGTATAGCTGATTGTTAGGAGAGAAAGATGGATACCGAACAAAACATAATAGAGCAGTGTAGGCACATCATACATCAACTTATTGTTATGGGTACTTCAATACCTACGCCACTAGAAGATGAAGAATCCGATTGGGATTTTATTAAATGGTGTAATAAATGTGCCATAGAGAGTTTAGATATGGCAATCACACATATAGAACATATGGGAGACGAAGATGACAAAGACTGAAGTGTATAAACGCCTTGAGATGGCGCAGAAGAACAAGAAAGAATTAAAGAAAGTTAAACTTAAAATCCTCGCAGAGATACAGCAACTCAAGCTGATGCTCAGAGCGATGGAAGAACAAGAGGTGTTAGATGGCTGAGATAACGTATTGGACTGTAATTGGAATTACTATGGTCTGTTTTATGATTGAGTACACTAAAGGGGATGACGATGACCTTAGATGATTGGGTGGCACTTGTTGCTTATGTAGGATTACTTGGCTTATCGATGAGGATTATATGGACAAAGTTAAAAAGGTAGAAGCAGTAACTCCTGTGACTAGCGCAGTACACTGTAAGCATGACCATTGGAGAGTGTATCAAAGTCGTGGGTATCGTGAATGTGACAAGTGCAAAGAACAACGCCCTATTTTTAACGTAGTGAAGCATCAGAGATGAAGACACTAATAAACATATTGAAGTTCCCTGTATTCTGTACTTGCTGTTTGTTGTACTTAGCAAGTCAGATGTTATTAGGGCTTAGCATACTGCTAGATTGTATTGGGGAATTTTTAGAGGACATGATAGATGAATAAAATTGACCAAAAGATTGTAGGCTACAAAGTAGTTGATAAGACAGAAGAAAAAGTAGTGTTTGAGATGATACACGAGAATTTTCCTCGCCCACCGCATTTGACGGGTACAACGTACAAAGTAAAAACGCCACAAAGCGAACACGCTCTGTATATCACTATCAATGATATGGTGCTTAACGGTGACGAGCGTCATCCCTACGAGATGTTTATTAACAGTAAGAACATGGAGCACTTTCAGTGGGTACTTGCATTAACGCGTTTGGTGTCCGCAGTGTGGAGAAAAGGTGGTGACTCTACGTTTTTAGTTGAAGAACTTAAGAATGTGTTTGACCCGAAAGGTGGTTACTATAAAAAAGGTGGTGTGTATATGCCATCGCTCGTAGCAGAAATAGGAACAGTTATCGAGCAACATTTAATAAGCATAGGTGTTATTAAAGTTGAAGTGGACGCACATCAACAAGCGTACTTGGAAGCTAAGAAAGAAGAAGCTAAAGGTGTTGAGATGCAACTCTGCACTAAATGTAATGTCAAAGCTCTGATACTAATGGATGGCTGTATGACGTGTACTAATTGTGGCGATAGCAAGTGTGGGTGATTGAGAGATGAATAAAGAACAAGCACCACCAAAACGTGAACCTTTGAGTGAAGATGAAATTTTTAACATTGGATACAATGCAGGATTCACTCTTGATCATGTTAAAGATGATGATGGTTCTGTCTACGGCTTTTTAAACGAGTATGGTTACATTGATAATAACCCCTATTTTAAGTTTGTCAGAGCAATAGAAAAAGAACACGGTATTGGAGTAGAAAATGAAAATTGAAATTAAGAAGTTAACAAAGAATGTAGTTATTCCTGCCTATGAAACTTTGGGCAGTGCGGCAGTAGACTTAAGAGCTAACATCACAAAACCGATTAAGTTAGATTTAGGTGAGGTTGCGATGATACCGACAGGTATTGCAATAAATATCCATGACGTAGAAGCGGCGGCTCTTATCATGCCTCGTAGTGGACTTGGACATAACTATGGTATCAAGTTGGGTAACTCGGTTGGTTTAATTGATAGTGACTATCAAGGTGAGCTTAAAGTTAGTATTAAGAACACAGGTAACGGGCTGTATAAAATATCCCCACAAGACAGGATTGCACAGATGCTTTTTGTTCCAGTAATTCGAGCAGAGTTTGTAGAAGTTGAGGAGTTCAGCACAGTGACTGAGCGTGGTGCAGGTGGCTTTGGGAGTACAGGTAATGATTAGTACAACAGCCTATATTTTAATTATCGCTGTAACAACTCACGGTGAGCTTACACAATCAACAATCGATTTTGCAGATAAGGCATCGTGTGAAAGCGCGGCAGTTAAACAGGATTTTGCATTTAAAAATTTGCAGTTTGCAGGCAGATGGAATTTAACCTGTCATCCTTATCAACTTACTGGAGAGAAGAAATGAAACTAAAAGTTAGTGAGGATGAGCTCTACCCCATATATGATATAGGTGATGGGTTTGGTAAAGAGGTTGAGGTTAGTGAAGAGTTTCTTAAAGAGTTTACAGAAGTAATGGATAAGTTCTGGATTATGCAAGAGGTATTACGCTTGTTATATGACAGCGTACCTGATGAGAAATCTCCTTATACTTTTTGTAATATGCCTGAGTTTACGTGTGATGAGGTTGATGAGGTTGATGAGGTTGATGAAAGAGGCTTACTGATATTTAAAGCAAAAGATAGATACAACTTCTCATGGGAGGACAAAATATGAAAGTAACCCTAGTGCAAAGCACACCTAACCCAGAGGAACACATCGGATTACTTGCAGGTATATGCTACGGTAAGACAGGTGAACAATCACCAGAGCAGTGCATCAAACGGGCAGAACACTGCGTGACTAAAGGTCATCTATCTACACTACGCTTTGCTCATGCGACATTCTTAGTTGCAGACATTAGTCGTATTTGCTCACATCAGTTTGTTCGCAGTAAGCATTTAGATTTCTTGCAACGTAGTCAGAGGTATTGCAATGAAGGTGAAGTAGCAATGGTTATACCCCCCTCAATTAAGGGTGAACATAAGACAATAGTTGAAACTGTGTATGCTGAGTTAACTCAAGTCTATAAAGATTTAATTGCCGAAGGCGTAAAGAAAGAAGATGCACGATTCATCTTACCACAAGGCACGACAACAGAATTACTGGTAGTCGGTAACTTCCAAGCGTGGTATGACTTTATTAAACTGCGTAGTGGTAAAGAAGTGCAGTGGGAGATACGCGCAGTGGCACATGAGATTAACCGCCAGCTACATGGTATTGCACCAAATATCTTTAAGGAGCTTGAGCATGAATAGGTTATGCGAGGTATGTAACTTAATCAAAGAAGAATCAGCATTTAAAACAGATAGTACAATATGTAAGAGATGTGCAGTGGTAGCAGGAGTGCAAGACCATTTGCAAAGACGCAAGCGCAGGGACGTTAGTTCACTAGACAACAAGATGTGTAGAAAGTTTTTACAACAACATTTAATAAAGCCGACAGGCTGGGAGCTAACACTATGAACGACAAACCTAAAACAATTTACGATGCATACACACAAGGGCAATTATACATGGGTGACTCAGTACACGAAGCTAAAAAAGAAGACATGGTTAACGAGCCTCCACACTACAAAAATGGTAAAATAGAATGTATTGTTGCGATGGAAGCAATGCTTACGCCCGAAGAGTTTATTGGGTATCTGCGAGGCAACGCCTTTAAGTATATGTGGCGATACCGAAACAAAGGTAAAGCACATGAAGACTTGCAGAAAGCGCAATGGTACCTGTCTAGATTAGTATTTATACATAACGAAAAATAACATGGCAACAGAAGATGGAAACACAGACCTCGCGTCACTGCATGAGGAGATGATGCGAGATAAACTTATCGCAGTTATTTGCAGAGAAGCTGCACAAATAGATACAACTAACCCCACCGGACTTTGCTGGACGTGCGGTGACTTTATAGGATACAAGAGGAGATGGTGTGATAGAGAATGCGCGGATATATTTGAAGCCGAAACTAAGAAAAACCGGTAGTTTGTGGGTCTGCTACACAGAGTGGAAGTCTATACCCTGTACTGCTTCAACGCCTCAGAAGGCTTACATAAGATGGGTATGCAAAAATGAGCGTACCTAGTTTTACTTATAGTTCACTGAGTAGGTTTATTACCTGCCCTAAGCAGTACGAAGCACACCATGTTTTAAAGTACATACCCTTCGCAGATACCTCAGCTACGCTGTATGGAAAAGACTTACATCTTGCGGCTGAGAACTACATAGGTAAAGGTGAGGCATTACCAGAGCGGTTTATATTTGTTAAGAAGTTCCTTGATACTATCAATAACATCAAAGGCAGAAAGCTTTGCGAATATAAACTCGCGGTGGCGAAGGTAGGTACTGGGTATGAGTTCTGTGATTATGAAGCACCTAATAGGTACTGGCGTGGCATTGCAGACCTTGTCATCGTAGACGCAGATGCTAAGAAAGCGTATATTGTGGATTATAAAACAGGCAAGTCAGCAAAGTATGCAGACACTAAGCAACTAGCACTACTAGCGGCGGCGGTGTTCCTAGAGTTCCCGTATGTTGAGAATATCAAAGGGATGCTACTATTCGTAGTAGCTAACGAGATGGTAAAAGAAGAATATACATATGAGAATAGATTGGGTATTTTTGATAAACTAGCACCTGTATTAGCGCAACGGTCAGTAGCCTACGAGACGGGAGTATTTAATCCTATTCCTAACGGGCTATGCAAAAAGTGGTGTCAGGCTACACGGTGCATTCATAACGGTAACTATAAGGAGGGGTAATGCCCTACAAAAACAAAGCAGATAGAAATGTTAAACGAGAATATGAATTAGAGAAGACTCGCCCTGGGGCGCATGAAGCTAGAATGGAGAGACAACGTGCTCGCCGTGCATATGATAAAGCGGGTATTGACCGTGATGGTAAAGACATCGACCATATTAAAGGTGTTAAAGCGGGTAATGGTAAAGACAACTTGCGCCTGCGAGCACCAGAAGTGAATCGTTCGTTTCAACGCAACAGTGACCATACTATGAAGAAGAACGAACCACCAAAGAAAGCTAAACCTAAGAAGAAATAATATGGAAGTATCCGTAAAGTCAGTGCAGATTATTGCAACGGAGTCTGGTTTACCTGAGAGTTTAGTAGAGCGTCACATAGACGCTCTATGTACCATGACTCTTAGAACGCGTATTAGTGAACGGAAGATGTGCCTAAACAAAGTAAGAGCATGGTACTTTAATAGAAGTACGAATAAGCCTCAGCTATTTGAAGTATTAGAAGATAAATGATTCGCCCCCTTAAGGGGCTGTATGGAGTGACAATGGAAATACAAGTTATTCAAGATAAGGTCTTGTCTATCAAGACCACTGCCCCCGATGCTATTACAGGGGTAATACCTAAAAGTAAAATTAAAGATATTGATTTTGGTACAGCAGAGGTATGGGTAAACTTTGGGCTAGGTGAAGCGCATATCCTAAACAACATAGGTATTAAAAACGTGCCTTCACCTATTCGCACACAGTATACGTGGACAGGGATGTATAAACCCTTTGACCATCAGCGAGTAACATCAGAGTTTCTAACACTTAACCGAAGAGCCTTTTGCTTAAATGAGATGGGTACGGGAAAAACTAACTCTGTTATCTGGGCGGCTGACTATCTAATGAAACTCGGTGTGATACGCCGTATGCTTGTGATTTGCCCTCTATCTATTATGGATGCGGCATGGCGCAAAGATTTATTTAAGACAGCTATGCATCGGTCAGTTGAGATTGCACATGGTAGTAGAGAGAAGCGTGCTCAGATTATTAAAGGTAATGCAGAGATAGTCATCATAAACTTTGATGGTGTTGAGATAGTAGAGAAGGAGATTGCTGAAGGCGGGTTTGGTTTGATTGTAGTAGATGAAGCTACGCATTTAAAAAACGTATCGACTCGCAGATGGAAAACAATGAACCGTCTAGTCACTGCAGACACATGGCTCTGGATGTTAACGGGTACACCTGCGGCGCAGTCACCAGTGGATGCGTATGGACTAATTAAACTGGTTAACCCCAAGCAAACACCTAGAGCGTTTAATGCGTTTCGAGATATGGTGCAGATACGCACCTCGCAGTTTACGTTTAAGAACCGACCCGATGCAGAGCAGATAGTGCATAGGTTCATGCAACCTGCGATACGGTTTACTAAAGAAGAATGCCTAGACCTACCAGAGCTAACGTATCAGACAAGAGATGTACCGCTATCTCCGCAACAAGAGAAGTATTACAAGATGCTCAAGAAAGAGATGCTCATGCAAGCGGCAGGAGAAGAGATTACTGCGGCTAATGCGGCGGTTGCTTTAAACAAACTATTGCAACTTTCATCTGGGGCGGTGTATTCGGATACTGGAGAAGTGATTGAGTTTGATGTGAAATCTCGTGCGGCAGAACTGCTGGACATCGTAGCTGAAACATCCCATAAGACGATTGTGTTCGTGCAGTTTAAGCACACCATAGAGATAGTAGAGAGAATATTATTAGATGTAGGCTACAGTGTGGGAGTTATTCATGGTGGCATTAATGCAAACAAACGCTCTGAATTATTCAACGCATTCCAGACTTCACCCAACCCGCAGATTCTAGTTATCCAGCCGCAAGCGGCGGCGCATGGGGTAACTTTGCACGCGGCTAATACAATCGTGTGGTGGGGCGTCACACTTTCACTGGAAACCTATAAGCAAGCCAATGCGCGTATTCACCGTGCAGGGCAAGTAAACAGATGTAGCGTGGTGCATCTTGTAGGCTCACCCGTAGAGAAGAAAGTCTTAAACGTATTAGAAGATAAAGGTGCGGCTCAGACTAAGTTATTGGATTTGTATAAAGATATTATCAGTTGACACAAGGGTTACAAGGGTGTACAATATAATCTCTTTCAAAGAAAGGCACGAGGAATCACATGAGCACAATAAATGTAGAACAACTCGTCAAAGCTTACATAAAAATGAGAGATGCAAGACAGCAACTGCAACGAGAGTTTGATGAAGCAGACGATAGAATTAAACAGCAACAAGATGCAGTACAACAGGCTCTACTAGAGCTTTGCAAGGAGACGGGGACAGACGGACTTAAGACCTCAGCAGGTACAGTGACACGGACGGTTAAAACAAGATACTGGACAAGCGATTGGAACAGTATGAAAAACTTTATTAAGGAGAACGATGCGTTTGAGCTACTTGAGCAACGAGTGCATCAGACAAACATGAAATCCTTTTTAGAAGAAAACCCTAACCTCATGCCTCCAGGCATGAATATTGATAGCAGATATGCCATAACCGTTAGAAGGAAATGATATGGAACCGCAAGATGATGAAGAAGTATTTTTGACAACTAAACAAGTAATGGGGATACTAAACTGCTCTAGGCAGTATATTTCCAAACTACGAAACACAGGTAAATTAAGTTCTTACCGCAGAGGTAATGAATACCTATTAAGTGCTAACGAAGTAAAAGCACTAATCTCTAGAAAAACTACTATTGTTAAATTATCAGGAGCAAATACACATGGCTAACGAAATGAGTTTATTTACAACAGGCGCAGCAATTCCAGCACACTTTGCAAAAAGAGAGTTGAGTGAAACTACTAAGGCTCTTATGGGCGGCTCATCTGATGCTCGCCGCATCTCAGTAAGAGGTAACATCTTCCGCTTAACTGTTGGTGGTCAAGAGGTTGCTAAGAATGAAGACCGTGCAATGAACATTATCATTGCGGCGGCGGCACCTAAAACATCACGTCAGTATTACGCAGGCACATACCAAGAAGGTGTAGTCTCTTCCCCAGATTGCTGGAGTACGGATGGTGAAGTACCTAGTCCAACTATTGAAACTCCTAAAAACCACAACTGTGCTACCTGCCCTATGAACATCGCGGGGTCTGGTCAAGGTTCTGGTAGAGCTTGCAGATATACTCACCGCCTCGCAGTATTACTTGAGAATGATATGCATGGTGACGTATATGAGTTATCACTTGCGGCAACCTCTTTATTTGGTAAAGGTGAGAACGGTAAAATGCCTCTCTTCCAATATGCCAAGCAACTAGCGGGTCATGGTATGAACGTCACTGACGTTGTAACCGAGCTTAGATTTGATACAGATTCTGCAACACCTAAGATGGTATTCCGTGCAGTACGTCCATTAGATGAAAAAGAGATTGAGGTTGTATTAGATAAAGCTACTTCACTTGAAGCAATCCAAGCAATTACTACCAGCTTCTCAGCAGCTAAAAAAGAAGAAGCTCCAGCTCCTGCACCTAAACCAGCACCGCAGGGCTTATTCAAAGACGCTCCCGTTGCTGAACCCGTTGTAAGAGAGAAGAAGCCCTCAGCTACAGTAGCTAACCCAACTGACCTTGAAAGTACATTGGCTGAATGGGCTGACTAAGCACTTCCCCATTAGAAGGGGCGGATAGCACCGCCCCTTTTTTTACCCTCATTTTTAGGTATAGCCATGAACAGGATAGATTTTTTTAATACAGTAGTAGCGCAAGGGGGTTTGTATTGCGCAGTAGGGATAATCAATAAAAGAACTACCCAAGTATTCTTTAACACATTCGAGGAAGTAGAGGTTTGGGCAGACGAACAAACAGCGGCTGGAGTAGATGCCTACTTCGCTTTAGCTACCTACCATTCAAATATAAGTAGAAGTGCTAAGAATGTTAATTTGTTTAAATCGCTATGGGTGGATTTAGATATCGGCAAAGGTACTGCGCATGAAACACAGGTTACAGGTATCGGTGCCCTTAAAGATTTTTGCAAAGCAGTTAACCTTCCCAAACCAACCATCGTATCATCAGGCTACGGCTTACACATCTACTGGGCGTTTGATACTACGATTGATTACAACGAATGGAAACCCTTAGCTACTGCATTAGTTGACCGCATGACAGCTGAGAAGTTTCAAGTTAAAGATATGGGTATAACAACTGACGGTGCTCGCATTCTGCGTATCCCTCAGACCAAGAATTTTAAACGTGGTGAAGCAGTTGATGTTGAACTTATAGCACTCTCTCCTTCAAACCCCGTGCAGTATTTCAGAGATGTACTAACACCAAAAGATATATTAACTCCCCTAGCACAAGCAGAGCTCGCCGCTTCTAATGTAACGCTCAACGATACAACTCGTGCGCTACTCGGGAACATCATATACAAGTTCTCTCGTGTTATGCATAAAAGCCTTAGTGGTAGTGGTTGTGCGCAAATGGCTAATATATACTTAAATCAAAACGATATATCTGAACCTCTCTGGAGAGCAGGGCTTTCTATTGCACAGTTCTGCGTAGATAAAGAAACAGCGATACATAAAATATCTCAAGCACATGATGAATATAGTCCTGCTGAGACTGAAAGAAAGGCGTGGCTCATTAAGGGTCCACATTTATGCGAAACATTTAACACTATCAATCCAGAACTGTGCGTAGGGTGTAAGCACACTGGGAATATAACAACACCCTTGATGTTAGGTAGAGACATACTAGAAGCATCACCTTCGGATAACATCGTTACCGCAGAGAGTAAAGAGCTTGGCACAATAGATATAGAGATTCCCAAATACCCATATCCATACACTAGAGGACCTAATGGCGGTGTGTACGTTAAGAGCGTACTTGATTCCGGTGATGGAGAAGAGACTGATAAAGCATTAGTGTACGAAAACGATTTTTATGTAGTAGGTAGACGTAGTGACCCAAATGATGGTGAGGTTCTGCATATGCGTCTTATCCGTCCGCATGATGGGGTGAGTGATTTTATTGCTCCTCTTGCAACGGTAACAGCAGGGGATAAATGCCGTGAGCTTCTTTCTCATAAAGGTATCGCGGCTCATACTAATCAGATGAAACTGATTATGGCTTACCTAGTAGCGTGGACTAAGCACTTGCAAAACACAACGAAGGCAGAGCACGTAAGAGTGCAGTTTGGATGGAACTCAGATAACACATCGTTTGTTGTCGGAGCACGAGAAATGACTAAAGGTGCATTCCCTAAATACAGTCCGCCCTCAGCCACCACACAAGAAGCCGCTAAGGTATACACTAAAGAAGGGTCGCTTGAAGCGTGGTCTAACGTAGTCAATACTTATGGGCTTCCCGGAAATGAAGTACGAGCCTTTGCATTATTCCTAAGTCTTGGCGCACCCATGTTTAAGGTGTTCTCACTAGGTGGCGCGATGCTCCACTTAACTAATGCATCATCAGGTGTGGGTAAATCAACTATCCAATATGTAGCTAATAGCGTATGGGGTCACCCTACAAAAACTATGCTGGTTAATGACGATAAGATTCTCGCTAAGTATCAGCGTATGGGTATCATTCAAAACCTTATTCTCTGCATTGACGAGCTGACTAACCTACCTGCAGATGATATCAGTGACTTAGCGTTTGGTATTACAAATGGTCGTGGTAGAAACCGTATGAGCTCTTCAGCTAACATTGAAAGAGTTAACAACACTACATGGTCTATGCCTTGCATTACGTCTGGTAACAACAGTCTGCATGAGGTACTGCAAACTTTAAAGGCTGACCCAGAGGGTGAGATACTGCGTATCTTAGAGCTTGAAGTAGTACGCGCTGACTCCTTAACTAAGCAACAGTCTGACCAGCTATTTAGTAGAGACCTTATATGTAACTACGGTCATGCAGGGGATATCATTGCACAGGCTATTTTGGATAACTACGATGAATCTGTTAATGAGTTATTTGAGTGCCAACGCCAGTTCGATGTGAAGGCTAACTTACTTCAAAGAGACCGCTACTACTCTGCTCTAGTTGCAACTGCTATCTTCGGAGGTAAACTTGCAAATGAGTTAGGTATTATTAATATCCCTATGCAACCTGTGATTGACTATCTAGCTAAGAAAATAGGGCACGCAAGAAAGATAGAGAAGGTGCAGGAAGATAAAGCGTCAGCTAACTTAGGGTTGTTTATGTCAGAGCATATGCAGAATCAGCTTGTAATAAATAATAAGCCCCCTACTATTGCAGGGACACTTGGTGTACCTATTGAAACTCCTCGCGGTGCGCTTGTGATACGCAGGGAGCCAGATACGCATAGAGCCTACATCATAGCGTCAGTGTTTAAATCGTGGTGTGCGAGAAAGCAGTTGTCGTATAAATGCTTAGTAGAGGACTTGAAGAAAATTGGTATCCTACTCGACACAACTAAAGTTAGGATGTCGGCTGGTACGGTGCAGGACAGTCCTGCAGTAATTGCACTGGTTTTAGATACCACGCAGATGGGGTGAAAAAGGGGGCTTAACGCCCCCTCTCTTTTAATGGACTTTATCGTATAAAGTCTGGACGTGTGACAGTAGCCTACGCTCCTTTGTTTTGAGAGCGTTTAACTTGGCAGTCTTATCTTCTGAAGATAAGTTCTTGTTATTGGATATCTGCCGAGATTTCTGATGGTTTTTATCTAACTCCGTTTTGATATGGTTCATACGTTGATGTACGCTAGGGTCTAATAAAGCTTTATAATCCTGTTTAAACTCCTTAGCTTCCGCCCGCTTACCATCTTTCACAAGAGCGTTGTAAGTATTATTTGCACGTCTCACCTCTTCATCCAAACTGTAGTAGGTATCAGTAGCCTGTTCAAAGTTTTCTTTAGGTACAAGCCCTGACATACTTGGAATCATTCTAGCTATCTCACGAGCCGAATAATCTTTAGTAGGGTTATCCGAAATAAGATTAGATATATTAGATACCCCAAGTACTGCTGTACCCATACCACCAAAAATACCTTTAACCATATGGTCAAACTTAACAGGGGACACACCAAACTTACCTACTAACTTCCCTAACTCAGACGTTTTTTCATCATATTGATATTCTGGGAGCTTACCTTGTAGACGTTCTGCAACAATAGGTCTGCCTGTATAGAAATCATAATTAGCTGCAAGCTGTACAGGTTCCTTAACAGCAGGAGGTACTAGAGGGATGTTAATCCCTGAAGCAGATAGTATCGCATCTCTATAAGCTTCTAGGGTTTGTTTAGGGTTCTCATCTCCTTTTAGACCATGATATAAATGGTTCCCCATAATAAAGGGTAGTGCAAATATATCAGGTCGAATAGGCACAGACACAGGAGAATTACCCCCAAACACCATAATATGCGTATCCCGTTCATGAATGTCCCCTTTGTTAAATGCATCTTTATCCTCATCATCTCCAAGCACAGTTCCATATAACATATTATAGAGTAGTGACGACACCATCATCACCATTGAAGTACTTAGTAGACGCTTACGAATACTTTTATTATCTGCGCTAGACTGGTATGCAAGGCCTCTCCCAGCTAGTACTTGGAACGCTGCGCGTTGTGCTTGGAGCGCTGCCCCCATAAAAGGTACCATAGACCGAAGTTGTTCTAGTTTTGCAGAAGCCCCACGTCTACGGAAGTTAATTACGTCAAACGCTCTCTGATAGGCAATAGACTTAGCACGAGGGTCGCCCTCTAACTCCTTCATAGTACGTTTATACACTGCTTGACGGATAGCGTTATCCCCAGCCATAGCAAACTGCTCTAACCAGTCTTTAGTTTTACGTAGTGTACCTTTAGGTTTACTACTTAAGTGAGTATGGTGAGCCGTATCATATACATGAAGAGAACGTGAATCTGCATAAGCGTCTTTTGAACCTACAGCCCCAATACGTTTTAGTATATCGTGAGTCTGAGTTTTATCTTTAGAGAATGCAGTTAACCCAAACTCTACTACCATATCTTTAAGTAGCATAGCTGGGTTCTTAATCCCCGTAGAGAACGCTGCAGAGTATATGTCTTGAGGTAGCTGCGCAATCGTAAAGGTTGGGGCAAGAACGATAGTATCACGCATTAAGTTACTTACATCTGAGATTAACTTAAATGTAAGCGGTGCAGCAGGTATACCCGTAAATGCAAGTGCCATTAGAGGGTCTTCAAATTTCCAGTACTGTTTCTTACCATGAAAATAGCACGTTATAGCCCCTTCTTTATCCGTCTTAGTACCATATAACCGTGACACAGAACCTTCGGGTAAGTATCGTCTAGCAACATCAATTAAGTCCGTAGCTTTCTTAGCTCTAATGGCACGGGAATTACTCAGCTGCACCCAATGCTCTACGTTATCCATCATGTTAAAGACGTCGCGCTTAGACCCTTTATAGCTACGCTCACGCATACCCTTAGTTAAGGATGAGATATTAGTCTTATATGCACCAGTAGCCATATCTTCGTAGATATTATCGAGTTCTTCATTAGTGACTTCTTTAGTCATAATACGCCACATAGGAGCATATGCGGCGGCGTCAAAATAGGCTGTAGCTTTTTCTTTCGAGTACAACCCAGAATCTACAAGTGTACCTATGACATTCTCTCTAATCTTATGCCACATCTTCTCAGCCTTAACAAAACCATCTACTGTTTTATAGGCATCAATAGCTTTGTTGCAGTCTTCTTCTGATAAAGATTCTAAGTCTAACTTTGCTTTCAGTTCACGGGATTGTTTATAAAGTGCAGACTTTGCAGCAGGGTCGGTTTGTTTGTTAGCCTCTACTTTTAGAGAATGCATCTTTTTGTACATCTCTTGCAGTCGTTTAGATACCATATACGTAGTGAAGAACCTATTAGTCTCGTACTCTGACCAACCTTCCGCTTTACCTGCATCCTCCATTAGCTGACGCATAGATACCACGTTATCCGTTTTATCTACGGCTACGAAAAACTCTGTATCTTTGTCATACTCCATACCCCCCCGCAGTGCCGCTTCAGCTGCCACTGAAGACTCATTTACAGTTTGGGCTTGAGATATCCTATCCATAATACGCCCTATTACATTAGGGTCTAGTCCCATACTCTGTAAAGTTCTACGCATCGAGTTAACAAATCTTGCATCATGGCTGACCATTTTTGTTTCGTACAAATCTGCTTTATCCTGCATATTTTTAGCTGAGATACCAAGAGTATCTCTAAGCCCTTTTTTCTTTTTAACCGCAGCAGGACGCATACCCTGACGGTCTTTCTCTACTTGCTCTTGGAGCTTTGAGTTTGGGGTTACTGAGAATGCAGTCTCTTCTCTCGGTGCACGAGTAGCTGTTTGGGATTCTCTACGCAATGCTTTAGCGGCTAAGTGATGAGCGTCTGCTTCTGTTAAATCTAATTTTGCACCGAATGTAATACGTGCCCAGTTTTTAACCGCTGATATTGCACGTTTTACAATAGGTAGATTAGGCGCATTCTCAACTAAGTATGCTAAGGTTTCTTCGCCTTTTAAATGCTCTGGGGTATTTTCAGGGACAGACTGACGTGCACGGTCAAACGCATCTCCTTTAGTAGTCAGAGCTTGAGAGGTTAAATCCCCCCAGACTTTATCACCCACCATACCTCTCATACCAACGTGTACACCCATCTCATGCATCGCCACTCTAGGTAGCGTCTCTGGGGTAAGCTTATTAGCTACTAAATGCACTTCACCTTGGGGTGTTGTAAGCCCTTGTACGTTTTCTGGATGTCCTTCACCTGGCAATGTGTCCATACTATCGTGAAGCGTTAACTTACCACTAACTACAAGGCGTCTCATTTCTGGTGTGAGGTGAGGTTGCAACGACTCTACGTTATGCTCCGTTATAGCATCTGATATTGATACGGAAGGTTTAGGTTCTACAGTTTCAGAAGGCTCTTTAACTGTGTTAATAGAACTAATTATCTTATCTATGTTTTGTTTAACTCTGCCTACGGTGTCAGGAGATTTAAATTCTGTTGGAGTAAGCCCTTCATTAATGAAGTCCATATGGCGACCTTCTGCACCTACTTTAGGTACATTAGCATCATTACGAATATCACCAATGGTATTGTCTAAGTGTTCGGCAGCAGCTTTTAATGCGGGGCTACCGTAATACGAATTCATATCGGCTTCACTGGTTTTATTTATCCACCCATCTTTACCAACACCAAAGAATGGATACCATTTACCTGACGCTACGTTCTTTTTACCCGCAAGTCCTGAACTTAAATAGAAAGGTACTTTAGTACCATTAACATCACGAACAGTAATCACTCGACCTGCATAATTAACAAGCGTAGATGCACCTATTTGCCCAGGAGTTTCTGAAGATTCATACGGTATGTGACTTGCCCCATAACTCTCTTCTGGTTCTGTTACTTCTGGCTCTGTTACTTCTGGTTCTGTTACTTCTGGCGCTACGTTATCAGCCTGTGGCTGCTCTGCCGCTGGTGCTGTCTGCCGCGCATACTCGCGTTGCTTTTCTAAGTGAGCTTCCCATGCAGTGTCATCAAACTCTTTAGGTAGAGCAGAGGCAAAATCTATAGCTTCTTCACCTTCTACAGGTGCTTCGTCTGACTTATAGCGTTTCAAACGCTCATCGAGTGCATTGATAGTTTCTTCAGATTCGTAGTGTCTTGGGTCTGATAGCTCTGCATACAGTTCTGGGTGGTCGTCTGGATTTACCCCTGCAAGCTCAAGACCGTCCTCCATGTCTACTTTACGATCTCTTTCTGAGAACCCTTGTGGTTGCGTAGGTTGCACTGGTTCTACTGCGGGTTGTTCTGAAGCTGGAGCTTGTTCACCTTTACCGCTTATTACAGATGCACCGCCACCCATAACAGTACCTAAGATAGAACCTAATGTTGCATCGTCAACAGCTCCTTCAAGAAGTGTAGGTAAGTTAGTAGCACCTTTTGCATAGTTGTCCCAGATACGCTCTTGCCCTGATTGAAGTGCTTCTTCTGCACCTTCACCTAACGTAGATACAAGGACTCGTTTAACAACACTGGGGTTGCGTGCAGCCTCTTCACCCATATCTCTAGCAAGTGTACCGTATAGAGTATCTTCTACGTTAGTACCGCCAGCTTTAGATACAAGCTTACCTGCAAACCGTCCAATAACTGCATCTAGTGCACCTGACCCAATAGCGGCGAGCTCTCCTTTACCTGAGAGTTCTTTATCTGGAGCTTCTGCGGTAAGTTTCTGGGCTTCTTGCCCCATCTGTGCGAGACCTTCACCGATACTCGGTGCGTACTTCGCCAGTGCAGGAACACCTTTAGTTAGTAGTTTAGCCTCTGCCCCGCCTGTAAGCATAGGGATAATATTCTCGCCAACTAACTCAGCTACAGCAGAGGGGTTTTCTATAGCTGCACTTAGAATATTACCTGCACCCTGTGCTTCAGTTAGGTTTTTATAGGCTTGCTGCTGTTGAGGAGATGCGTTCTCTTGCAAATACTCCTTAGCTTTCCCTAAGTCAACACCGTGCTCACTAAGATATTTAGTTGCATTAACCCCTGGAAGTAGGTCTGCTAACCCTTCAACTTGTTGAAGCCCACTAATAGCACTTCTACCTGCAGTAACACCTATATCTTTAACTATATCGCCACCAGTACGAGAAGGGAGTTCTTCTGTTTGGGTTTCTCTGCCCCCGTCTACATTAGATATAGGTACACCACCAAATTCTTTAGAGGCACGCGCTATAACCGCTTCTGGTGTAATATCATCAGGCGCATTCTCATAGACGTGCTGGGTACCATCTTCAAACGATACTGTAATATTTCTAGGCATAAGATTACCAGTTAGATACGGAGGTTTTACCAACAGGTGCAGGTTTTACTACAGCGCTGGGCTTGGGTGTTGTACTAGTCATCTTCTCCAACCAGCTTCGTTCATCTTTTGGTTGAGGGGTATAGGTAAACTCACCTAAAGGGTCTAGCTTCATCAACTGCCGTTTTTTATTAAGCAACTCCGTTTGCTTACCTCTCACCCACGCACTGTGTTGAGCCTTCTCGTCATCAGATTTATTTATATCTTCTTGCATGGTTTTATCTTGTAAAGCTAAGTATTTAATATCATCCTCGATATTGTTAA